TAACATCGGGCAACTTATCGCAACACCTTGCAGACAGCGGTATTGCATTACTTGAAAAGACCGTTACTGTAGGTGTTGACACTGGCAGCGGCCAAGCATCTGGTGTATTCTATATTGACGGAGTGGAAAAACCTCAACTAGAATTTGTTAGAGGTTACACATATCTATTTGATCAATCAGGCGAAACAAATAACTCATTTGCAACTGTTTATCATCCTTTAATGTTTAGCATTGTTGCAAACGGCGGGTTAGTCGGTGGCGGTCACTACAATGATGGAGTTGTATATCTATTAGACGATAATCCTGTTACAATGGCAGGATATGTATCAGGCTTCAAAGCCGCAACGTCAAGAAAAGTTTTACTTACTGTTAAAAGTAGCGCACCAAACACACTGTACTATTGGTGTCACTTTCACACAAATCAAGGCAATGTGATTACTGTTTCTGACCCAGGTGCCGGCGGTGGCGGCGGAGAGGCAGGCGGCGCAAGTGTCGATATTAGTGACACAGCTCCGGTAGCTCCACAAGAAGGCAACATTTGGTTTAATAGTACAAACGGATCTTTATTTGTATATGTAACAGATGTTGATAGCAGTCAATGGGTACAACCTACTGCACCTGTACCGGCAATTAACACATTTAGCTCTGTAACAGTAACGGGGGCTGCTGGTAGTATTGATGCCAGTGGCAATAGTGATACACTAACCCTTGCACCTGGTACTAACGTAACAATGTCACTTAATGCAGTTACTAACACTATTACAATTAATAGTGCCGGTGATGGTGGTGGTGGTGGCGGCGGTGGAGAAGCATATGACCAGACACTTAATACTACATCTAACGTTTCATTTGCAAGTATACAAACTCCGTCATTTTCAAATAATGGAGTAGGCGGCGCAGTACTTACTAGCGCATCGACATTAACATTAACTGCACCAGATGGCATAGCGATTGAAAATATATACAAACAAACAGAACTGCTATCAACAATAACTAATGCATCTGGAGTAGTTACACACGACTTTAGTACTAATGCAATATTTAATCATACTAGTTTAGCTGCAAACTTTACTGCAAACTTTACTAATGTTCCTACCACTTCTAATCGAGCTATTAATGCTGTGTTAGTATTAAACCAGGGAGCATCTGCGTACATACCAAATGCAGTACAAATTGGCGGCGTAGCGCAAACAATTAAATGGGTAGGGGCAACTGCTCCAGAAGGTACTATAAACGCAGTTGACGTTATAAGTTTTTCATTATTACGAATAGGCACATCTTGGACAGTGTTAGGTAGTTACTCAAATTATGGATAATATCACATGCCTCGTTTAGGATCGTTTAGCTCAAAAATTTATTTTAATAATCCGCAGTCGTCGTCTTTTAGTTTAATAAAAACAATAGCTAATCCTAATGCGTATGGCGTAGCACAAGATGACTTTTTTGCAAATAGTGTTGCAATTAACAGTAATTATGCAGTTATTGGAAGTATTGAAAGTGACGCAACTGCTGCACAAAACGGAAAAGTTTATGTATTTTCACAGGCAGGTACTGCACTTTATACTATAGATAATCCGACTGCTACAGTAGCACCAGGACTAGGCGAAGGCGATATGTATGGGCGTTCAGTAGGCTGTTCGGCTAGCTATATTATTGCAGGAGCACAACAAGAAGATGTTGGCGGCAACTCTAATACCGGTATTGCATATATACACGATATTACAGACGGATCTTTATTATTCACTCTCAACAATCCAAATCCTACTACAACTGAAATTAATCCAAACACCGATTTGTTTGGTAGCGCAGTTGCAATATCAGAAAACTTTGCTGCGGTGTCTTCACCTAGAGAAGATATAAACGGAATTGGCGACGATACTGGTTGGATATTCTTGTTTGATACTAGCGACGGTAGTTTACTACGTTCAATAGAAAATCCAAATATCGACGGGGAAGACGAATACCCAGGTGATCAATTAGGTGAAAGAATCCAAACACTTGCAATGAATGACACTTATACAGTAGTAGGCAGTTGGAGAGAAAACACAGCAGGTGCCAGCGGCGGCGGCGATAGTGGTGCAATACATATTATAACAAATGCTACAGGAGCAGTACAGACAATACTCAATCCTAATCCAAACGGGCCCGCTATTGGTACAGACAACTTTGATCAATTTGGTTATAGTGTAGACATTAGCGATAGTTATATTATTGTCGGAGCAATTAACGAAGATGTTCAAGGAACAAATAGCGGTAATGCATACATATTTGAATTAGCCGGCGGCTCTTGGTCATTAGCAAGGACATTAGCAAACCCTAACGTATACAATACAGTAAACAATGATTTGTTTGGTAGTGAAGTTGCAATTACAGATACGTACTGTGCAATTTCAGCTGTCGGAGAAGATAATATATCGGGTACTAATAGCGGAGCAGTGTATATATTTAATCCTAGTACTGGCGCACTATTAGAAACTTTAGAAAATCCCAATAGTTTTGGAACAGTTGATAATGACAAGTTTGGAACAGTTATGTCTGCTTCTACTACGCATTTATTGATAGGAGTACCGGACGAAGACGCAGTCAGTGCAGACAACAGCGGCGCAGCTTACATTTATAAAGTTTAGGAAGATAAGTATAGTTATGAGTACTGAAAAAGAATATGTAGTAGTTGTTAACAAAGGTGTAAATTTAGCATTATTTGATGCAGAATTAAGTGCCTCTAACGGTGAAGGCTCAATCCCAAATAGAAGTGTTAATATTGCTAATCCAAGAATTGGATCTAAACGTATGACACACTGGACACTTACTGACGACGAAGCAACAGCATTAATGAATGATCCGAGAGTACTTAGTGTAGAAATACCAGTAGATCAGCGATCAGATGTTAGCATTGGTTTGCGAGCTGTTCAAACAGCAGATTTTGATAAACCAACAGTTCTTGAATCTACTAAAGTTAATTGGGGATTAAGAAGATGCATCGAAGAAACAAATATATACAATAATGGCACAACAGCATCAACATCGTATCCTTATGCATTAGACGGTACTGGGGTCGATATTGTAATACAAGATAGTGGATTACAAGTTGACCATCCAGAATTTATAACAGGAGCAGTAGTAGATCCTGAATACAACAATGGAGCAGTAATTGATCTTGTTGGCGACGGTAGTGACTTTTTTAAACGAGAAGCTACTGTAAACGGAGTTAGGATTGTAGCAGCAGGTGACGTAGGCGGATTAACAGCAGTGCCGGATGATTGGATTGAAAAAGTAGCACGTATGGTTGAACTGTTTACAGATCTAACTGGTGCAAGCATCAACGAAGCTGCACAGCGTACTTTAATTAAAACACTAAGCGGTGACGCAGGAACTTACCATGCAACTCAAGGTCCTACACTACAGCGAGTAGCACGTGGTGCTGGAGCAGACTATAGCACAAACTTCTTAACAGATGCCGGCATTACGTTTTGGAATCTATCACCATTGTTTGATTCACATGCAGCCAATGACATGGTTTGGTACTTAAACTCAACTGGAGACGGATACGGTATCGGCGATATTGATGCACAAGAAGTAATTGAACACGTTATGCATACACTACACATGCACGGGCTAGATGCAACTACATTAAAGATTTATCCACAACTTTCCACAGATTGGAAAACTGGAGAATTGTACGCAGCAATGGAAGAAGCATATAACGGCGGGTTTTGGGATTCAAGTGGATACGGCGGCGCACTATGGAAAAATAATGCTGATAACTTCGAAGTTGCAGTAAAGGAATACTTATATCTATTAAATTTTTGTATGTTTGATTATTCTGATTTATGGGACGGCGGAAGTTTAGCACCTGAATGGACTGATAATGTGCGAACACCGTCGGGCATTCTTGCTAACAACCCATTGGGCTATGCATTTTTTAATACGTATATTGCACCAGTAATTAGCAAACCGTCTCTTGATACTATAAGAAATATATTTCAAGACGGTAATACGCCGTCACAAGATAATCCATCATTATCGGGCACATCAGGTTATATAGTATCCTTACTAGAATCTGAGTCTCGAGTAAAGCAAATTAACTGGTACACTGAAAGTGGAGTATCGGGAACTCAGTCAATAAATCATTATCGAGACTTTGACGGGCACGGCACACATTGCGCAGGCATTGCAGCAGGAAAAACTTATGGTTGGGCCAAAGGCGCACATATATATTCACAAAAACTTGCAGGGTTAGAAGGTAGCGGAGATAGTAGCACAGGGATATCTATAACAGATGCATTTGATACTATACGTTTATGGCACGCCGCAAAGACTAATGGTCGTCCGACAATTGTAAATATGAGCTGGGGATACTTTGCAGAAGTTTCGGGAGATCCAACTGGCGGCACTTATAGAGGCACTGGATGGGCTTGGGGAAGTGATTACAGTAGTAACACTGCATTATGGGAAGCTGTTGGTGTAGTTCCTCCCACAGGCGCAGCTAGATATTATCCTTTAAGAGTTGCTAGTGTTGATGCAGAAATAGATGACATGATCGAAGCAGGTATACACGTATGCATTGCAGCAGGAAATGATTATTATAAAGGTGATATCTTAGGCGGCGATGATTATAATAACACCGCAGTATATGGTGGCACAGTTTATTACTATCATAGGGGAAGTAGTCCACACTCAGATGATGCTATAATAGTAGGCAACAGTGATACTACATCGCAACTAAGTGGAGCGGATTATTTAGACAAAGTATCAGTAACAACTAGCCGCGGTCCGAGACTTACATGTTTTGCACCAGGTCAAAATATTGTATCGACATGTAGTACAACGTCAATATATGCAACAATACCGTATCCGTCAAATACTAACTTTGCTATTGCTATGATTAACGGCACTAGTATGGCGTCGCCGCAGGTTGCTGGAGTTATTGCGCAGCACTTGCAAGTAAGACCAAATGCAAGCCCTAACGAAATTAAAACTAAAATATCCGATGAAGCAAAGACAGTAATGTTTACAACAGGATTAGATACTGATTATTCTACATTTTCAACTTCTTTACTTGGGTCTCCTAATAAAATATTATATTCTAAGTATGGCACACAGCCGACAATCACATCAGGCAGCTTTTCGATCAGTGGCGCCCTAACAATTTCAAGTAGTTAATAAATACAGTATGAGGTATATTAAATGGCATTAAATTTTCCAACAGCCCCGGCATTAGACGAGACTTTTACAGATAGCATAACAACCTGGAAATGGAACGGCACTGCTTGGATAGTAGATGTAGGTGCATCAGCAGGAGCAAATACAGATACGTTTGCTACGGTAACAGGTGACACTGGCACAACTACAGCAAACTCGCCAACTGATTCGCTTGCAATATCAGGCGGTACAAATATTGTAACAAGTGTGTTAGGAGATGTTGTTACAATAAGTGTTAACGGCGACTTAGGTACACCGGATCAAAATCTCTTTGCTACATTTAATAGTGACGCTGGAAGCGTTGTTGCATCTACTACAACAGATGCTTTAACAGTTGCAGGCAGCGGCACTGTATCTACTGCAATAAGCGGAAACACATTAACTATCAACGGAGCTACACCGACATTAACTATTACCCAACTAACTGATGTAGATACTATAAGTACTCCGCCTATAGCAGGTAATGTGTTAAAGTGGGACGGAAATCATTGGGCACCTGGCGCAGACGCTACTACTGGCGGCGCAGGAACTGATGCTGATACACTAGACGGATTTAATAGTAGTTACTTTTTAAATTACAACAATTTTTCAAACACACCGACTATACCTGCTGATGTAAGCGACTTAACTGATACTACTAGTTTATTGTTTGACGGAGTATTTGGCAGTTTAACTAGTGTGCCTACAACTGTAGCAGGGTACGGCATTACAGACGCATTTGACGGCGCATACAGCAGCTTAACTAGTATACCCACGACAGTAGCCGGGTACGGCATTACAGACGCATTTGACGGCGCATACGGCAGCTTAACTAGTACTCCTACAACTATTGCAGGCTATGGAATTACAGATGCATTAAGTACATCATCTAACCTATCAGCTCTTGCAGATGTTAGTGCAGCAGGCCCGTCAACCGGACAAGCACTAATATGGGACGGAGCCCAGTGGGGTCCAGATAGCGTGAGTGGTGGCGGTGGTGATCCAGATCAAAATTTATGGGCTACTTTCTTTGGAGACGCTGGCTCTACAACTGCTAACTCAACTACTGATAGTGTTACGATTAAAGGTGGCAGTAATATTAGTACAACAGTCACTGACAATCAAGTATTAATTAACATGACAGGTGCATTGGGTGTTACATCCTACAACGCATTATCAGAAGTAGTAACTACTGGTAGAACAATTGATAAAAGTTATATGCCAGCGTTTGCAATGATACGTATGACCAACAGTGGAAATACTGCATACACAGTTGCTAGTCACGGATATACAGGTAATAATCCTACACTTATTGTTATAGGAGGAATGACTGTTGCATTTGACTTAGATCAAATTGGTGGACACCCGTTTGAAATACAAGACGGTACTGGTACTGCATACAATACAGGATTAGTTCATGTTGATATTATTGGCAATGTGTCCACCGGGGCTAACGCAAATGGACAAGATGGCGGAACTTTATATTGGGAAGTGCCTGAAACTATAAGTGGTACATATAGGTATCAGTGTACACTACACGCTTCGATGGTTGGCGCTATAACTGTTAAGCGTCTTTCAACTATTTAATTTTAATTTTTTTAGCAAATCAAATATTTGTACACGAGCTTCGGTAAATCGTTCTTTGACATCTATTAGTGACTTTGGATTTATTATGCCACCAGAGCCGCTATCGTGTCCGAGATCTATTTGTTCTGCTGTGTGAGTAAATTGATGTATTAACTGAGACATACGTTCTGCATATTCTTTAGGACATTGCTTTAAACTTTGTTGAAACATCATTAGATCTTTTTTATATTTCTTACTGTCTTGCACTTTAGGAAACATTATGTTATACCTTCAGATTTTAAAATAATACAGATATCGTCAGTAAACGTGCCATTGTTAACTTCTGTTACACTAGTATTGTCGGATATTGCTTCTAAGCTAACAGGGTGATGCGGCGGCACATGATATGTTTGACCTTCAGTTAGCGAAGCTTCGTACAATTGTCCTTTTGCAGTATCGATCCATCTTAGTTTTACACTACCGTTGTTAACAAACCAAGTACGGTCTTGTTTTTTTGTAAATCCAAATGGCATCTTATTACCTGCATCTGTAAACACAAGCATTTTTCCGCCATACGATTCGGTGCTAGCCCATACAAGCTCGTAACCCCATGTAGTTTTTTGAGATTTGTTTTGAAGTCCGTCCATAATATCCTACTATAATAAATCAATAACTTGAAATACTGTTTCAAGTTTTCTTAAATTAACTTTGCTTTGCAATGTATTTCTTAAACCGTGATGTAGAGGCTTTGGCCATTTACTAAACTTTACCCAAGCATATCCGTCATGTTCGTCATTGAGTGTTGGAATAAATTCTTGTTTAATAACAATAAGATACGTGTGGAAGTTAAACCGGTTGTCATTAGATACAAATGTTTCTAGAGGAATAGTTTTTACAAAGTCTGCACTAATACCAATTTCTTCTTTTATTTCTCTCTTTAATCCTTCAAACGGAGTTTCTTTGTTTTCATTTGTTCCGCCTACTAACCCCCATAAATTATTATGTTTGCCTTTGGCGCGATGTATGAATAAAAGTCTTTTTGTGTCAAGGGCATAAAATAATGCGCCGCTACATACAATATTAGTGTTCATACTAGTAATTATGTTAGTATGCTAATCTCCAAGTACCGTTTGGATATTCTCCATCGAATGCAAGAGTCCATTCGTTATTATCGTACTTATATTGCTTACCTGTATTAAGATTAGTAGTATACACTACTGTACTATCTTCATCACTTGCATTAAACACAATATGCCAAGCAGTTCCGTCCCATTCGACGATGTCGTTAGCACTTGCTACAAAGTCACTGCCGTTATCATTTTTCCATCCATCAGGGCCGTCATACTCTACTTCGCCTACGTTTGCACTAGTATTAATACTGTCAAGTATTAGTATACGAGGGTTTCCTGACTTTAAATCTGTAGGATTAGTTTTGTATGGATTGATAATATAATCGATCTTATTACGATCACCATTTGGTCCGTAAAATACAGTGTCACTTGGCAGTGTATCAGTGTCCCACGATATTGTTAAATCATAAGGATCTAACGGATTTACCACGACAGTACCGACAAGCTCGTTAGTTATATCTCTTCTACGCAATCTTAATTCTGTAACACCGCCCTCGAAACTAAACGGCATAGATTTTAAATATCCTGTCCATGTTTCGGCACCGACTGTACCTTTCTTAATAAGTTTGGCACTAGTGTTCATAACTAATAACTCATAATTATCGTGTGCAGTTGTTATTATAGCATCAACGTCTGTTTTAAATGTACCATCACTAGAGAGTTGCTCTTCAATATCGCCTGTACCGGCAATTGCTATACGAGTATTAATATTCGCCCGCGGCACAGGGGTGTCATCGTATGCTTGACTAGTTGGTCTAGACAAGTCTAAATCAATGGTGCCTTGATCTTCATTAAAAATACTTTGTATAACTTGAGTAATAACTCCAAGGCGTTTTACTTTAACTGGGGGACTAATGTATATAGGAGTACTAAATGTTAGTGTAGCAATGTCAATATCACTTTCTGTACCTGTAGGAATACTTCTACTACTAAAAGTAGTATTTGTTAGATTTACTACACTTAAACTTGTCCAGTCAATATAGTTGTCAGTTGTTTGTATTTCTAAACTAGGATTAAATAACATTAATACTTGTTCTAGTATTTGCAATTTTTGATCTGTATTAGAACTCCATACATCAACATTTACAGTTAAAATATAAGGAGTAGGCATTAGTCGTTCGACCGTGTAATTTTTACCTTCTGTATTTAAGTATTCATTGCCGGCTTCGTCATATGCACGTTCTCTAATATTAACTTTATTAATATAACTGCTGTCGCTAAGACGTGATGCATCTTGCTCTAAGCCAGTAATGTATATCGACATGCGTGGTGCGCTTGGAATCTTATTCTCAGAATTTTCTCTAATAATATTAGCAACCTGGCGTGTAAGATCACCATACATTGCAGGAACTTCTGTTAAATTGCCCTTGCCGTCTTTATAACTAAAGTTGCTCATTAATCGAACAATTTGTGTTATGTATCTGCGTATCTGTCCGTCATAAAAATGTTGCATTAATTGTTAGCTCCGGTATATTTTTTCCAACTAAGCCCTTGGCTTTGACGAACTAATTTCCATCCAAGTCGTTGCATTTCTTGGTTTAATTCGTCAAGTTGCATTTCAATATTAGGTGAAAATCCTAACGCTTCGTACGTAAATTCACCTTTAATATCTTTTCCTAAAGGAGAGCCATATTCTTTTTCATACTGTCTTTTCACTTCAATAAAATGAGCAGGTGTTACTATGCGCTTTAGTGCAGCAATCATACCGCCTTCGTCTGTGCCTAGGCCGTCCATAGAAGCAAATAATTGTTCAATAATACTAGGTACTTCTGCTTCCTGTTCACCTGTCACGCCACCACCACCGCTGCCACCTGGCGCTAAATTGCCATCGGCGTCAACATACTGCATTTGATTATTCATGCGCCACACGTCTGCACCAGTCTCGTCATGTTTATTATCTCGATCCTTATCAACCCTATCTGCGTATGCATTCTGACGCCTGGCTAAATCAGCTGATGAAACCAG